TCTTCTGCGGATAGGCCACGCTTCTCAGCCTCAGCAATGTCAAGAACTTCTCTTGCCTGTGCGATGAGGTTGTTGCGAGCATCCATTTGTGACTTGATAAAGTCAGACATGATTCTCCTGTTTGTTAGTTGATTAGGGTTTCCTGCGGTGCTGACACTCAACAGACACAGCGGTGCTTACACTCAACTGCTATTCACAAGTTTACAAGCACAAAAAAACCCCAGCTCAGGAAGGGGGCCGAGCTGGGGCTAAAAACTCTTTAGCGAGTTTCTTTTGGACTGGTGACCCTAACTTCTTTGGCTGGGTTCACCGAGTTCTTGTTGTCTAGTTCCCAGACTGCCTGGGCTAGATCCTCAGCAATTTCTGCGACTACACCGGCTGATGGGTTGCCAGCGGTTGCAAGGATAGCTGCTTTGATTTCATCTTTGGTTGCCATGATTAGATCCTTTTGAGTAGTAGGTCAAACTGCTTTTTCTTTAGGTCTAGCAAGTCAAGGCCGTTGTCTGCAACATCTTCTGCTTCTGGCTGTGCCTTTAGCTTGCCAACAACATCGGTGATTAGAGTTGCCTGAGCCTCATCCAGGTCATCGCCGGACTCTAGCCTTAGCAGTGCATCGGCAAGCTTGTCTGGGTCAATCGCCTGGTCGGTAGATCTAACAGTCGCGGTGGTAGCAGGATAGGCAGCAAAGGATACGATGCTTGCCTCGAACAATCTGACTGATTCCAAGGTTCTTGTTTTCCCATCTGCCGACCATGAGTCCTTGATGACATTGAAGCCAAAGCTCATGGAGTCTATAACTTTAGTCCTAAGTAGCTCGGCAACATCTCTGCCTCGGGTTGTGTTGGGAAGTTGTGCTGTGACCTTTAGGCCTCGCTCATCCTCGACAAGTTGCATAGTGCCACCGCGAAGTGATGCAAGTGGCTCACCTGCGTCATGGTTCCAGAGAAGCTTTACCTCGTTGCGAGATTGTAGGGAACGCCTAAAAGCACCTGGGGCAACATACTCGATGAAGCCACCTAGATCCTCAGAAGGGCTGTTGAATACTGAGGCGTAGCCAGTAAAGCTCATACCATCGCCCTCAGCCCTGACCTCAAAGTCAACGTTGTTAGTTCTGACCTCTGGCTGTTTAGCCTGTGGGCCGTCAATCTTTAGGGCAATCGCTCTCGCGACATCTAGCCACTTGTTTTTATTAGTCATCCTGGTAGTTTCCTCTGCTCTGATTCTAGCAACAACCGAATCAGCGTAGTCTTTTGTGCGTTGTGCAGCTCTCTTAGATGGACCTGATCCCCAAAGCAAGTGAGCAACAACACCGGCTGATGGATAGTTGTCCGACTCTGGATTTGCATCAGGGGCATCTAGGTCAACAAGGTGCCTAGCAATCCAAGCTGCAATTCTTATCCACTTGTCATCGCTGACTGTGCCCTGTGCCATTGCTCTAGCCTCTCGGATAGTGCCAGGTGTGACACCATCGCCAGCTAGACCTTGCTCGTAATACTCAAGGCCTCGGCGAGCTGCTGCCCTCATGTAAGCAGGTGCCTCTTGGTTGATAGCTCTTTCCTCAGACAAAGGTAGATCGTCAATCTTTGTCAGGGTAGAAAACTTGTGACCAACCTTGGTTGGTGTTTCAAGCCAGCCATCTGACACTTCCCGATAAACAACAATCAGGGCAGCAGGGTCATCCTCAGTGCCAGTAATTGTAAAGTCGCTGTTTGGCACATTTATCTGACCATCTCGGACAATACGCTCAATCTTTCCTCTGGCTCTGCCACCGGATGAGTTCCAAGAAACAAAGTCATCAACCATAAGTGCGTCAGGTGCAGCCCTATCCTCATCATTAGCTTGCCAAGCGTTGCAGTAATAGCCACCATCAACAAAGGCATCCCAACGCTCACACCAGGCTTTATCGCCCTCAGCGTTTAGGCGTGACTCATCGAAAAAGAAACAGTTGCCACAGGCTCGGCCTTCTGGCACATCCTCGGCTAGGGCAGGTCTGTAGTTGTCTGGCAGGTTGGCTTCCGACTCATCCTCAAGCTCATCCTCTGGTGAGTCAGGCTCATCCATCTCAACTTCAACAGCAATCATCTTTGGGGTTGGTATCTTTTCTAGCTGGAATACATTTATGACCATGAGCTTGTCGGTTGGCTCAAAGATGCCATCCTCGTAATCAAACAGTTTGACCACTGCATAATCATTCTCAACTGCTGCAACCTGAGCTGCAACTCTAGGGTCAAGGGGTGCCCAAGAAACAAAGTCACCAACCTCTAGTGATCCAACTGCTGCTCGCTCGCCTAAAAAGTCTGTCTTTTCAGCAAGGCTAATTGCAACAGCTTGGTCAATGGCTGACTCTTTGGAATCATGGCAAGCAACCAGCTCGCCGTTGTCCTTTTCGACAGCCCAGTCTGGGCACTCAGCGTTGTTGTTTGTAATGTAGTAAGGCATTAGACCTGCTTCAAGTATCCGAGTTTGAGGTTGTCTTTGTTGGCTACTGCATAGAGCTGTGATGATGGTGCCATGTCTAGTTGCAAGGTTTCAAGCTTTAGCAGTTGCATCCCATTGGTAATAGTGACATCAGAACCACCAATAAAGATGCCGTCATCATTGTTCATGTTATGAATCGTCAATCTAAAGTCTGAGGTGCTTGTGCCGTCAACCAAGGTTGGAGTTAGTCCAACTGTCACCTGACCAGAGCTAATAAGTGCCAAGGCTATGCTCCGTAAACGCTCTCAGGATTGTTTGGGTCAATCTGTGCAACTGGCTGTAGCTGTGTGCTTGGTAGTCCGGTGTGGCTAATCTGTGGCAGACCGACAGCAGCAAGTGCCTCGCTTGGTGTAAAGCCTGAGATAACCAACTGCTGTACCATCTTGACTTTCTTTTCATCAGTGATGACCTGAGTGTCAGCTAGTGCAATGTTGGCTAGTGGGACTCGGTACTGGTCACCATTCTCAACTGGCTCCAAGTCCTCAAGTCTGCGGATGTCGTTGGTTGAGTAAAAGCCAGCCTGAGTTCCAACTGAGTATGAGGCAACTCTAGTTTCAAGGTCAGCTCTTAGTAGGTCACCGAACTGGAACTTGATGAAGGCATCGCCAGGTAGTAGGCGTGAGAACGCTGCCTCAACCTTTTCTGCCAGTGGTCTTAGGGTCATCGAGATAAACTGCAAGTTGTTTTGCTCGACAGATGCGTAGCTTGCTGTGCCAGGTACACCTAGTAGGTGAAGTGGGACATTGAAAGCTCTAGCGATTTCCTCGACTGCAAACTTGCGTGACTCTAGTGCTTGGCTTGCTTCTGGGTCAGTCTGAGTTGCAACAAACTTAGCTCCACCAGATAGGACACCTGTGCGGTGTGCCCTGCGTGTGCCGTTTCTGTGGCGTGAGTCAAAGCCGTCTGCCAACTGTGAGGCTTGCTCGGCCGTTAGGTTGCCAGGGAACTCGATTACACCAGAGGCACTTGCACCAGTTCCAAAGAATCTTGAGGCATAGTCGCTAAGTGCGATGTTTAGACCGAGTGCTTGCTTTAGAGTTTCGACTCGGCTTAAACCCTTTAGCTCACCTGGCAAGATTAGATCAACAATGTGGATGACCTCATCGCTTGTAAGCATCCGGCCCTCGCCCTGCACTTTGTAAACTTTGCGGCCAATCTTGGAACGCTCGACATCTACCTTTTCAGGGTCAAGATTTACTAGGTTGACAACCTGACCTTGTGCATCCCTAAAGACACGAGTATAAGAATTGCCATGCACCAACAAACTAGAAAAGACCTGCTGAAAGAACGCTGCCCTTGTGCTTAGGTCAACATCTGGTTGGTCCAACCAAACTGGTCGGGGGTTCAAAGGTCGGCGAGTTGCACCAATCCTGAGATAAGCCCCACATGGCAAAGTTGAGATGGTGTCAGAGATAAGACTGACAGCAGAGAAAAAGGCAACAATCTCAAAAGATTTTTTAGTAGTGACATTGACACCAGACTCTGACATCAAGCCCCAAGGCTCACCTGCACCCCAAACAGTTTGAAAGCTTACAGCTCTCTGCTCAAAAAGATTACCTAGCATTACTTACCTCGCTCAATAGCTATTCCAAAAGTGAGGATGCCAGCACCGAGCAGAACTAGACCTGCTGGTGGGTAAATAAGACCTGCACCTACTGAGATTGTCAGGATGCCAACTGCTTGGAGAATTGTCGCTGTCATTACCAACCTAAATAAAGAATTGCGGAAGTAGTTCCTCAGCCTCTACTCTACCAACTGTTGCCCTATCAAAGGCTATGACCGCTGCCACTGCTGCGTCAATCTTTCGGGGTGATCCTCGATGTTCTTTGACGATGCGTGGGCCGATTCGGTCAGTCTTGATGACAGCGTTGGTTAGGTGTCTAGCTAAAGTCGGGTTATTGTCATGGGTTAGGTTGCCCTCGGTGACTGCTGTGTAAAGCTTTGAGCAAGCTGGGACCATGCGAGATGGTGAGCTTGAGTTGTATTCGACAACTGGCAAGCCAAGGTCTTGCATGGCTTCCATTGTCCGTTGCCACCTAAAGGGGTCACAGGCAATCTCTTTTACATTGTATGCCTGGCAAAATTGGATGATTTCATCCTCAACCTCTTGGGTGCTAACACGCCAGTCATCGGTATCCTCTGGTTTCTTTTCCCAGACTCGGATAAGCCCGATGTGTGGCAAGGTGTCATCGGTTGGGATTGTGCAGTAAGTCAGGGCTGTGCAGTCACCATTGAATGAGCCGTCAAAGCCAACAATGACTGGTGTTTCTGGGTCAAGGTTTATCTCGGCACCAAGCTGTTCCCACTTGCCAGTTGGTAGCCAAGCGTTCATCGAGCTAACCCATTGGTTTAGTCGCTTGGTCCTAAACTCTGGCTCTGGGGTTCTTAGCACTGCTGAGGCAAAGTCATCCTTGGCAACTAGATCGTCAAAGCCAGGATTGGCACTTTGCCAAGTCTGCTCAAGTCTGTGGTCTGCCTCTGGGTCAGCTTCCCACCAAGCCATAAAGAAACTTGGGTCATCTACTTCACCGGTACTAACTCGCTTGCCGTACTGATAAAGATAATAGGCAATAGAGTCTTGCCCAGTCATATCGGTTTTTTGACCAGCGGTGGTGATGGCGATTAGTTGCCCAAGTTTGCCTCGGTTTCCCATAGCCAACTGAAACACATCAAACAGGGTTCGGTCTTTGTGAGCGTGTAGCTCATCCATGATTACTCGACTAGGGTTTAGGCCTTCCTTGGAGTAAGCCTCAGCAGACACTACTCGATACACGCTGTTAGTGCCCTTGACATGGATTGCATCTCGATACAAAGTGCAAAGCTCTGACAGCTCTGAGGTTTCAACCATTCTCTTGGCTTCACCAAATACGATTCTTGCTTGTTCCTTTTCGGCTGCAACTGAGTAAACCTCGCCACCTTCGATACCCTCAGCAATCAAAGAATAAAGACCAAAGGCAGCCGAGCTTAGGGCTGACTTGCCATTCTTTCGGGGCATACCAACTAAGGCAGTCCTAAACCTCAAGCCACCATCTGCATCTCTTGCATACATGGCTTTGACTAGCTCTTGTTGCCAAGGCCTTAGATCTAGTGATTCACCGGCTCTACCTGCAATGCCATCTTTACCAATAGACCCAAACGACTCTGCAAACTCAATGGCATACTGTCCATCCCCATCTGCAATGGCTTGCTTAGGTACAGGGGTCAGCCATCTCGGTGGCCAGCTATCCACGCTGTGCCTTTTTCTGCATCAGTTCCTCAAGTTTGCTTTGTGCCTTGACCTCTTGGATGCCTAGCTTTTGCCTAGCCATTGGAGTAAAGCCCAGGGTGTTTAGGTTTTCCTCTATCTGCTTTTCTAGCAATCTAAGTCCGGCCCTCTCATGCCAAGCATCCATGTTGTCCATTACATAAATCCTTAGCGAGTCACGCTCATCTAGCTTTTCACAGGTGAGCATTAGTAGCTCAAGGTCGGTGTGAGCTAACCAAGTTTCAGGTCGGCTAAAGGCTCGATTCCAAAGGTTTAGCCCAGACTCATCAAGCCGTCTAAAAGGTTCAGGGATTACCTTGATTTGCACTGGCACGAGCGACATACCTGAGTCAGGGTTCTTAGCTCCGAGCAGTTTCTTTAGCTCTGGGCTTTTACCAGGGTTAGGCAAAAGCTAGGCATCCAAGAGGTCAAGGCACAAAGCAAGCTTGAGGAACTGATGCAGAAAAAGGCACAGCGTGGATAGCTGGCCACCGAGATGGCTGACCCCTGTACCTGAGCAAGCGATTGCAGATGGCGATGGTCAGTATGCGATTGAGTTTGCTGAATCTTTTGGGTCTATTGGTAAAGACGGCATTGCAGGTAGAGCCGGTGAATCACTAGATCTAAGACCTTGGCAACAAGAGCTAGTCAAAGCCATGTATGCCAGAGATGCAGATGGCGGTCTAAGGTTTAGAACTGCCTTAGTTGGGATGCCCCGAAAGAATGGCAAGTCAGCCCTAAGCTCGGCTGCCTTTGGTCTTTACAGCTTGATTGCCGAGGGTATCGAAGGTGGCGAGGTTTACTCAGTTGCAGCAGAAAAGGAACAGGCAAGGATTGTGTTTGGTGAGGCCAAGCGTATGGTTGAAAAGGAAACCATTCATAATTCGCGCCGCCTAGCGGATTGAATCCCGCGCGCACTGCGTTACCGTATGGCGATGTTTGCGGATTTCCCCAACGCGCTTGCGTTGTTTCGGGATTGTAACCGATGTTATATTCCATATTAACACCTAGCAAACGCTAGCAGTATGATAATGATTATCAGAAACGATATTACTATCGCATACGCCGCGCCGCTGAAAAACTTAACGTTATTGCGTTTGCTCATTGGCTATCGCTTCGTCGCTTGCGTAAAGTAGATTGATTTGATCGCGTACTTTCAATAACGCCCGTCGCAATGATTCTTTTTTAGCGGGATTTTTTACCGCTGTCTTTATTGCGCTCAGTACCAATGCAACCGCCATATCAAAAATCCAATTGTCCATTACGTTTCCTTTTTACCGTACCGTACTGGTATTCCCCACATACCTTTAAGCGCCCATATTATCAAATCGCCGCGCCAATCTTCTTTACAAACATCCTTCGTTACTTGTTCTCCGATACTTCCAACGCATTTAAATTCTCCGTCAATGTAATCATAATGTTTAGTAACCAACATACCGAAATCGCGTGTGGAATCCATTTCAAAAAGGCAACGTAATTGTTTACCTTTTTCGTCAACATACCACAAATCAAACGATAATTCGTGTAATTGTATTACTACATCATCTTTATACATCTTTGCCGAAATCGCCCACTTCGGTTACGGCTTTAAATGACCTACCGAAAATATCAGTAACAGTTTTGATGATGTCAGCAAACGCTTCGACATTACGCAATAGCAAAATGATAATCACGATTGCGAGCGTACCGACGATAAAGTTTTGTGGAGTAATTTTCATTTGACGTTAGTGAAAGCGCCAATTACTTGCGTGTATCCTTCGGATAACGCTTTGATAAATTTGCTCGATTCGTCCGCGCGTCCGACGAAGAAATACAACGCTAGCGCGGCGATTGTGAATCCAACTACGATTTGTAATATTGGTTACTTCCGAACCCTACGGGATGCGCTATTAGGCGCCGGACTGTTTTTGCGTTACTGACCATAACGCCGTCGCCTTCGGAAGTAACACAATGTATGCGGCGACAAGTAACGAAGATACATT